ATCTAAAAGCGGGTAGATACGTCTACGATGTCGAAATAGCAAGCGAGGCGGAGACTATTCGAGTGATTGAAGGTATCGTGGTTGTAAATCCGGGAGTTACGAGATGAGTGTGAAGGTTTCAATTCCTCTGAATCGACCGATATCAGCGAATATTAACTCTTCGAATTCTATAAATACTAATATTGCGAGTAAAAAAGCAGCCGCTAAAGTTCAGAACTTGGCAGATGTGGATGTAGCTAATGTCGAAGATGGGTTTACGTTGATTTTTAATTCGACTACCGGAAAATGGGAAGCAGTAGACCCTGCTACTAATGTGAATTTGAGTGCTATTGACGGCGGAACTTACTAATAATTATAATATCTAAAAAAGGAAACTGTAATGTCAACAATTATTCAAATTAAAAGAAGTTCAGGCTCAACTGCGCCAACCACTTCGGACCTTCTAGAAGGTGAAATGGCGTATGCTCAAGACGCGGCTGGCGATGGCGCAACTGGTGTTCTATACATCGAGTCTGTAAACTCATCAGGTGGCGCAGTAATCGATGCCGTCGGTGGTAAGAAATATACTGCCACAGTGGATGCCGCAACCAATGCGAATACTGCTTCTACTATTGTAAAGCGTGATAGCTCAGGTAACTTTTCGGCAGGAACAATCACTGCCGACCTTACTGGTGACGTAACTGGTACAGTTTCATCTATTGCCAACCACGACACAGACGCTCTAAGCGAAGGTTCTACAAATCTTTACTATACAGATACAAGAGCAAGAAGTTCAATCAGCGTTTCTGGCGATCTTTCGTATGACTCAGTAACTGGTGTTATTTCTTTCACAGATGGTGGTACTGACCTTTCAGCTTTCGATACCGACGATCTTGCTGAAGGTGCAACAAACCAATACTTCACAACTGGTCGCGTTGAAACTGCCGTAGACAACTACATTACTGGTGGCACAGGGCTTTCGTATTCCAGCGGAACTATCGATCTTGATGATACTGGTGTAAGTGCCGCATCTTATGGTGATGCAAGCACGGTTGCTACTTTCACTGTAGACCTTCAAGGTCGTCTGACGGCTGCCGGCACTGCCACAATCGATATTTCTGCATCGCAAGTTAATGACTTCAATACAGCAATCGACAACCATATTACTGGTGGCACAGGTCTTTCTTATTCAAACGGAACTATCGATCTAGATGACACATCCGTATCGGCATCTTCTTATGGTGCAGCTGGTAGCGTTGCCACTTTCACCGTTGATGCACAAGGTCGTCTGACTGCGGCAAGTGATACAACAATCGACATCACTGCATCGCAAGTTAATGACTTCAGCACGGCTGTTGAAGGTGTCATTGACATGCATGTTACTGGTGGAACAGGACTTACTTATAGCTCAGGCACAATCGATCTTGACGACACTGCGGTAACTGCTGGTTCGTATGGTTCTTCAACAGAAATTCCAACGTTCACTGTTGATGCACAGGGTCGTTTGACTGCGGCTGGAACTGCTTCAATTTCGACAGATTTGGACGTTGCTGGCGATAGCGGAACAGATTCAATTGCGCTTGGCTCAGATACTCTTACCTTCTCCGGTGGAACAGGCGTAACAACTTCTGTAGCTTCTGGTGAAGTCACAATCGATATCGGTCAAGACGTTGGAACAACTGCCGATGTAACTTTCGGAAGCGTGACAACAGATACAATCAAGGATAGTGCGGGTGTAACTGCACTGTCAATGGATGGTGCTAACGTTACTGTTGCCGGTAACCTCACAGTTTCGGGAACGACAACTACCGTTAACTCGACAACTCTGACTGTTACTGACCCACTCGTATTCGTTGGTAACGATAACAATACAACCGATGCCGTCGACCTTGGTATCTTCGGTATGTATGACACCAGCGGTTCGCAAGACCTCTATGCAGGTATCTTCCGCGATGCTTCTGACGGTAAGTGGAAACTCTTCAAGGATTCACAATCTGCACCAACAACAACTGTTAACACAGGCGCAACTGGTTACACTGTTGCCACTCTCGTTGCAAATCTTGAAGGTTCTCTTTCGGGTGGTACAGTTTCTGGTCTATCATCTGCAATCGCAGTTGGCGACGGTGGTACTGGCGTGACAACCCTAACTGCTAACGGTGTTCTGTTCGGTGGCGGCACAAGCGCAATCAGCGCAACCGCTGTTGGTACTGCCGGTCAAGTTCTGAAATCAAACGGTTCAGGTAATGCGCCTTCGTTCGGTAACATTGACGGTGGCACATACTAATAAATTATAGGGGTGGGATTATCCCACCCCACTTTTTGGAGATACATAATGGATCAAACTAAGTTCATCAATTCGTATATTAATAATTTGGCAGAGCAACTTAAAGCAATCACTCTTGACAATATCATGGTGAAGACTCAGTTAGCAATGGCAAATGAGACTGTGGCTGAATTAACAGCCCAGATACAGGGATTAGAAGAAGCATTAAAACTCGCATCTACTACTCCTACATCAAAGAAAGCGGCCAAATCTGACTGGGACGAAGGTACGTTTAAATCAGATGAATAGGACTTAGCATATGTCAACGGTCGTTCAAATTAAAAGAAGTGAAACTACGGGTGCAGAACCTGGCGCAGGTGATCTAGCAGTAGGCGAACTGGCCGTAAACCTTGTAGATAAGAAAATCTTTTCCAAAAAGACAGATGGTACAGTAGTAGCATTAGGCGGTGTAGAAGTCAATGATGGGGGCGCAGCAACAAGCGTGGCCACCATCTCGTTTGCTGATACCGCGTTTAGCGATTTCGATGTAGATACAACAACCTCACCGGGAACCGCAATTGTTCGTCTGAATCAGTTAAGCGATCTTGATTACGGACTCATCACAGATGAAGTTGCTCCATACAACTCTGTAGATTACGGGAGTATCTGATATGGCAGCCAGAGTTAAGCTAAGACGAGGTACTTCAACTCAACATCAAGCATTCACTGGTGCTCAGGCGGAAGTCACTGTAGATACTACTAATTGGTCTTTGAGAGTTCACGATGGTTCTACTGCAGGTGGACACGAACTACTAAAGACCACACTTGATAACATAGAAGACGGTGCCATTCTAGATGGTGGAACATACAGCTAAATAGAATGGGATTAGGAGACAGAAATGGCAACCATTTTACAACTTAGAAGAGGAACTTCAACACAGCATTCCAGCTTTACTGGTGCTGAGGGCGAAGTTACTATCGATACCACTAAAGACACCTTGGTCGTGCATGATGGTGTCACAGCCGGCGGCGTTCCTTTGGCAAAAGAATCGACCGTCACTGCAAACAGAATAGATATCTATGATGCTGCAGGAACTCTATTGAATTAAATATGTCAACCGTCGTTCAAATAAAAAGAAATGAGACCCCAGGTGCTATTCCTTCCGCGGAAGTTATAGCAGTAGGCGAACTGGCCGTAAATCTATCAGATGGTGCCCTTTATACAAAAAGAACAGACGGTTCTATCATTGAAATCGGTGTAAGCGAAGATGTTCCTGTTTTCTTTGCCGAAGAAGTCGATCTAGGAGATCTATCGGGTTCAGGCGAAACATATGACATGGGAGGACTTGATGGTGGCTCACCAACTTCGGGTGGCATAGCTTTAACAGCACTATCAGTTACCGATTCCGGTGGCGACGGCTCGCTCTCATATGATAATACAACTGGTGTATTCACATATACTGGCCCAGCCGCTGCCGATTATCAGGCAGCAATTTCAGTCACCGATTCTGGCGGCGACGGGTCACTCTCGTATGATAATACAACTGGGGTTCTAACATATACTGGACCATCTGCGACCGATGTTCGCGCACACTTTAGTGCCGGAACTGGAATCACCATTACTAGTGGCCAAGTTGCGGTCGATACGACCACAATTGCAACGCAAGAATACGTTTCTACTGCAATAAGCAATCTCGTCGATACTGCGCCCGAAGCATTAAACACACTTAACGAACTGGCAGCGGCACTTGGTGATGATGCAAGTTTTTCAACGACAGTTTCTACTTCTCTAGGTAACAGATTGCGGATTGACGTAAACGATCAATCTCTAACGTCAACACAAAAAACAAATGCATTAACAAATCTTGGGATTACAGCAAGCGTTGATGAAATTAATTATATTGATGGAGTAACTTCATCAATCCAAACACAATTAAATGCTAAAGCAAATACATCTAGCTTGGCTACTGTAGCAACGTCTGGTTCATACGATGATTTATCTAATAAACCAGGAGCCGGAGTAACAACAGGTAAAGCAATTGCTATGGCAATAGTATTCGGAGGATAAAATGGCAGCGCCAAATATTGTTAATGTGACTACTATTACTGGTAAGACGGCGGTTCTTGCTGTTACAACTTCTGCAACGGCGATTGTCACTAACAGCGGAAGTAGCGGCAAAGTTTTCAAAATAAATTCATTGATTGTAGCAAACATTGATGGAACGAATAACGCAGAAGTCACAGTAGATCTTTTTAGAAGTTCCACTGCATATCGTATCGCAAGCACCGTAGTTGTTCCCGCGGACGCCACTCTTGTTGTTCTATCAAAAGACGCAAGCATTTATCTTGAGGAGGGCGACTCGCTTCGCCTGACTGCCAATGCAAACTCAGATCTGGAGGCTATTTGCAGTTACGAAGAGATTTCGTAACATGGCAAGAAGATATAATGGTGGAATAAAAACAGGAATTGCTTCTAGAACGAGTTCTAGTGCATCTGGAATATGGGATCTACCGGCAAATCAAGTTGAGCGGGGCGCTAGTAACTGGCCTGGGCTTTACGATGGCCTTTATGTTTTTACAAATGCCACATTTACTCCCGGGGGTCAGGCTGGTTCTACTGGGCCAAGTCTTGCGCAGGCAAAGACTGGCCTTACCGGTACCGGGGTCGATGTGTGGAAGAATAACACTGCATTCTTTAATACATCTAGCGGAATACAATTGTGGACGGTTCCTGATACCGGAACATATACAATCGAAACCTGGGGAGCTAGAGGTAGTGACGAAAGTAATGCTGGGCGTGGCGGTCTTGGTGCTAGAATGCGCGGCGATTTTGTATTAACAAAGGGTGAGATACTACGGATAATTGTCGGTCAAGTGGGAGGTCCCAGTGGCAACGGCGGCGGCGGCGGTACGTATGTATATAGAAACGCGACAGACACATATCCGCTTATTGTGGCCGGCGGAGGTGGTGGATGGGGAAGTAGCGGAGGTTCTGCCACTAGTGGAACCACAGCAACTTCAGGTCTTCAAGGTTCCGGTGGTTCATATGCTGGTGGCAGCGGCGGCTATGGCGGTTCAACTGCGACAAATTCGGGATGGGGAGGAGCCGGTGCAGGTTGGTTATCTAACGGGCAAGATGGTGGCTCATACGGAGGCGTAGCTTACGCCCCCCGAAATGGTGGAAATGGCGGCAATATATTTACGTGTGCGGGTAGTTATGGAGGATTTGGTGGCGGTGGAGGTGGTGGCTGCAACGGCGGCGGCGGCGGTGGCGGTTACAGTGGCGGCGGCACTTCAGGTGGTGGTGCGGGATCTTACAATGGCGGTTCTAATCAATCTAATACTTCTGGCGCTCGTAATGGCGACGGACAAGTAACAATTACAAAAATATAAGGTAAAAATACCAATGCGTGGAAATGGCGGTAGAATTGGGGCAAAATATACACCTTCTGACACAACAGCAAGTGGAATTTGGAGTTTATCCGAAGCCGGGGTATATAGTAAGCAGGCTGTTTGGCCGCCATTAATCCCAGCATTATATGCATTTACTACTGCTACATTTACGCCAGGTGGGGCCACATTTAGAATGGGACCCACATTGGTACAAGCAAGAAATGGCATTACTGCCGCTTCTGGAACAACTTGGGTCAATGACACATCATATTTAAACACTCGCGGCGCACAGGGCGGTATTATAATCTGGACTGTCCCTAAAACTGGTACATACACGATAGATGCATATGGCGCGCAAGGCGGAACCGCAGGAGTCTATGGTGTCGCTGGCGGATTAGGCGCAAGAATCAAAGGCGACTTTTCGCTTACAAAAGGACAAAAACTAGCACTTGTAGTCGGTCAACAAGGAAGAGCCGATCAAGGTTCAAATTGGGGTGGCGGCGGAGGTGGTGGTTCGTTTGTTTGGGTGGATGGACAAACTACTCCTATGTTGATTGCCGGTGGCGGTGGTAGTGGCGGACAAGGTAGCAGCGCAACCGCAGGCGGTCAAACAGGAAATAATGGCGGTGCTGGCCAAAATGGCGCAGCAGGTGGCACTGACGGGTATTCTGGTAATGCCAGTGGTATTTGTGGCGGTGGGAACGGACAAGGATGGTACGGCGGCAATACACAGGGGTGTGGTGGTACCACATCATGGGCGGCAGTTTATAATGATCCTACTGGAGCGGGTGGCGCGTCTTCAGGTCAATATTCTGATGGTAGTAGTAGTTATGGCGTCGGAGGATTTGGCGGCGGGAATGGTGCATACGGCGGCGGAGGCGGCGGAGGCGGATACTCCGGGGGCGGTTCAGCTGGTTGGGCATATTCATATTATGCTGGTGGGGGCGGCTCTTACAATATCGGAACAAATCAAACCAATACTGGAGCGACGAGGTCTGGCTCTGGTCAAATTATAATTACGCTTGTAGCATAGGAATATTTATGGATAATAACTCTCGCTTGCCGATATTACCTGACCCAGTTATAACTATGTGGGACGACCCTGGTAGATTGGAACCATTACCGACCCCCGCAATATCAGAAGTTGAATTGAAAAGTAGACAAGATATTTGCGATGCATGTGAGTATCTGAAAGCATATATTTGTGATAATTGTCTTTGTTTTATGCCTATTAAAGTAAGACTGGCAGAAACTGAGTGTCCACTAGGTAAATGGTAGTGTTATAAATAGTATCAAAGAGGACAAGATATGGCAATTTCATCAAGACAAGGACTAATTGATTACTGCCTTCGCAGACTTGGGTTTCCGGTAATCGAAATTAACGTCGATGACGATCAAATTGAAGATCGTATCGATGACGCATTGCAGTATTTCCAAGAGTTTCATTTTGATGGTGTCGAAAGAGTTTATCTCCAACACCAAGTTACTGGCGCAACACTTAAATTTACTGGTCTATCCGCACCATCATTTGAAGATGGTGAAATGTTGATTGGTGCAACGTCGGGCGCAAGGTGCAAAGTTGTTTCTATCAACGGCACAACCTTAAGCGTAAGTAAGGTGTCTGGAACATTTACAGCCAGCGAAACAGTTACTGGTGAAACGTCTGGCTTTAGTAGAGCATTAGCCGCAACAGCATTTTATATTCCAGGCGATATTGAGAATGGGTATGTAACCATTCCCGATGCCGTGATAGGAGTAATCAGAGTGTTGCCAGTAAATGGTCCTAGCTCTGGTATGAATAACTCGAACAATATGTTTGATATCATTTATCAATTCCGCATGAATGACATGTATAATCTTCTATCTGCGGACATGATTTACTACACGCAAATGAAGCAATACTTGTCAATGTTAGACATGCTTCTAGTTGGTGATAGGTCATTTGCATATAATCGTAAGACAGACAAACTAGAAATTCATTGTAACTGGAAAGATGTATTCGACCCAGGCGATTTTATTATTGTTGAGTGTTATCGTATTGTCGACCCCAACACATACACTCAGGTCTATGATGATAGATTCCTGAAAGAATATGCTACCGCTTTAATTAAAAAGCAGTGGGGAATCAATATGAAAAAATTCGGCGGCATGCAATTACCGGGTGGTATCGTTATGAACGGCCAGCAAGTTTACGATGAGGCGGTTGAAGAAATTAGACTGATACAACAAGACATGCAGCTAAGTTCGGAACTGCCAGTCGATTTTATGGTGGGATAAGATAATGCCGACCAACTTCTACTTTCAATCAGGAAATACATCAGGCACAACAAACGAACAGCGTTTGTTGGAGGACCTGATTATCGAAAGTATGAAGATTTACGGCCATGATGTCTACTACCTACCAAGAACCATAGCAAACAAAGATAATATTTTAGGCGAAGACCCTTTATCCTATTTTGCGCAAGCGTATCCATTGGAAATGTATCTTGAAAATACAGAGGGTTTTGAGGGAGAAGGTGAGCTACTAACAAAGTTTGGCTTCGAGTTTAGATCGACTGCAACTTTTGTTGTTGCGAGACGCCGTTGGGAAGAATCTGTTGGTAGAAATGCAGAAAATTTGCAGTTACCAGAGCGCCCAGCAGAAGGCGATTTACTGTTCTTTCCTAAGACAAAGACATTCTTTCAAATCAACTATGTGGACTTTCTGAATCCTTTCTATCAGTTGGGAAAGATTTACACTTACAGAATGTCATGTCAGGTATTTGAATTTAGCTCGGAAAACATTGATACTGGTATCGAAGAAATTGATAGTATCACTGATGGTAAGACGCAAGACAATCTTGGCTGGCAACTTATTATGGAGTCCGGCGATTTTGTTCTATCAAATACGGGCGACTCTATTATCTTGCAAGAGAGTGGTACAGCAAACGTCGACCCTCTAGACCAGACTAATGAGTTCGAAACAGAAGCGGGTGAGTTCTTAGATTTCACCGCTTTTAATCCATTCGGTGAAGTTCAAGTAAGGACAGCGGCATAATGTTTTTGAAACAACACTTCTATCACCAGCATATTCGTAAAGCTATCATTGCTTTTGGAACGATATTCAATCAGCTAACAGTAGAACGTAAAAACTCTGCTGGTGAAGTGGCTCAGTCTATTCGAGTTCCTCTCGCATATGGACCTAAAGATAAGTTTCTAGCAAGAGTTGCGGCAGTATCTGGAAACGATCCCGCGTCGGTTGCAATCACATTACCCAGAATTGGATTTGAGATTACAGGCCTTCAATATAATCCTCAACAGAAATTAAATATCCTCACGAAGAATATAGCAGTAGGTGTTGGCGACGATGCTGATAAAGTAAGAGTTCAATATACTAGCACACCGTATACTTTATCGATATCTCTCTTTATTGTGACAAAAAATCAAGATGATGGTCTTCAAATTATCGAACAGATTTTACCGTTCTTCAATCCAGACTTTTGTGTTACTATAACTGATATTCCAGAAATGGGAATCAAAAGAGACTTACAAATTATATTAGAGAATGTCTCATATGAAGACAATTATGAGGGTGAGTTCACACAAAGACAATCTATTGTATGGAATCTAACTTTTAATCTTGGTCTAAACTTCTACGGCCCAGTTGATATGCAGGGTTACATTAAAACTGCTATTGCAAATACATATGCAAATATCAATCCCGATTCAGATACACAAGAGAAAATTAAGTATCAAGTAACCTATACGCCTAATGATGCATCCTATCTAGACGATTGGAGTTATGTGGAGCAATTTGATGAAGCCTACGAATAATCAATACGATAAACTAGATGCCATTTTTGGCACTCATATGGACGAAGTTCTAAGTTCGAAAGAAGAAAAACTACCGATAGTGGTTGAAGAACCACTGGTGCCAGAGATTGTGTCTACGGGCGATGATATCGAAGATGATTACAATCTAGCAAGAACAAAGTTAAACTCCACTCTAGACCAGACTGACCAAGCCCTACAAGGTATGTTGAACGTTGCTCTTGCTAGTGACAGTCCTCGTGCATATGAAGTTGTTGGTCAGTTACTCAAGATTAAAGGCGATGCGGCTAAAGACCTACTGGCTCTTCAAAACGCAAAGAAAAAGTTGCGCCAAGAGGACCCGAAGAAACAGAATATTGACACACAAAACAATATCATCTTTTCTGGTTCCACTTCCGATTTACTCAAAGCATTGAAAGCAGAGAAAGCAAAAGTAATAGATCATGAGTGAGGAATCCTCGTACCACGGTAATATTAACTTAAAGCCGCTTGGTCATAAACACAACTTTACATTAGAACAACTGGCAGAAATTGAAAAGTGTCAAGAAGACCCAATTTATTTTATTGAAAACTATTGTCAGATTGTTACACTAGACTATGGTCTTCAGTTGTTCAAGTTGTATGATTGTCAGAAGGAAAAAGTTCTTCATATTTTAAACAATCGTAAGGCAATCCTCATGGAAGGACGCCAGCAGGGTAAGACTATTACCTCTGCAGCCTGTATTCTTTGGTATACTCTCTTTCAAGACAGCAAGACGGTGGCTATCATGGCCAACAAGACGGCTGCAGCCCGCGAAGTTATGGCTCGTTATCAGGGTATGTATGAAAACTTGCCACTATGGATGCAGCAAGGCGTCAAGACATGGAACAAAGGTGACGTAGAGCTGGAGAACGGCTCTAAGATTTTCACCGCTGCTACAACCGCATCTGGTATTCGTGGTAAGTCTGTTAACTGGCTATACATTGACGAAGCGGCAATCATTCCAAACACCGTCGCAGAACAATTCTTTGCTTCGGTTTATCCTACCATTTCTGCTGGTCAGACAACAAAGATTCTTCTAACTTCTACTCCTCTCGGCTACAATCACTTCTGGAAGTTCTGGAATGAAGCTGAGAAGGGCAACAATGGCTTTGTGCCTATGTTCATTCCTTACCACAGAATTCCTGGTAGAGATGAAGCCTGGGCAGAAGAACAACTCCGCTTGCTTGGGGAACTAAAGTTCAACCAAGAAGTTCTTTGTGAGTTTCTTGGCTCAAGTAACACACTGATTAGTGCTAAGACTCTGGGTGCTATGAGTTCGATTGATCCCATTCACTCGAAAGATGGACTGGATATTTTCGAAGAACCAATCGAAGGCCATATCTATGCGATGGGGGTAGACACGGCGCGGGGTGTAGGTGGAGACTATTCTGCTTTCACACTTTTAGATGTTACCGAAGCGCCATATAGACTGGTTGCTAAGTATCGTGATAATAAAATTGCTCCGATGTTGTTTCCTAACATCGTAGCTAAAGTAGGTACCGAATACAACAAGGCATATATTCTTGTTGAAATTAATGATATCGGTCAACAAGTAGCCGATATTTTACATATGGAGTTAGAGTATGATAATATTCTGACTACCGTAAAGACCGCACTAAAGCAATATCTATCACCGGGCTTTGGTACAAAGACCCAGCGCGGCGTTAGAATGACGAAGCAAGTAAAGAGACAGGGCTGTTTTGCTCTCAAATCTCTACTTGAAGAAAATAAACTGCTAGTATTTGATGCCGAAACAATTTCCGAGTTTTCTACTTTCATCGAAAAGCAGGGAAGTTGGATGGCAGACGAAGGTTACTTTGATGACCTTGTAATGAGTCTTGTTCTATTAGCATGGATGACAAGTAATCCATACTTTAAAGATATGACAAATGTTGATATTCGTGAGAAGATGTATAAAGACCAAATGGACAGCATCGAGGATGAGCTAACTCCATTTGGGACAATAAGTAATGGACACCAAGAAGACTATTTTGTATCAAATGGTGATTTATGGACGGTGTCTCAAGATGACGATGAGCCTCGGCGCACAGGTTGGCTACTGTAACTTTCACATTTTATAAATAAAAACATAAAAAGACATAAAATGACAAGTGAAATATTGTCAAGTTTACAACGAGGAGAAGAATATGGCTTTTCAATTATCGCCAGGTGTCCTAGTAACAGAAAAGGATTTAACAAACGTTATTCCAGCCGTATCGACTTCGGCTGGCGCGTTTGTGGGTAATTTTGGCTGGGGACCTGTTGGAGAAATCCGCACAATTGGTTCTGAAAATGAGCTTAAAAAGTTTTTTGGTTTGCCCCTAGATGGTGTTGACTGGTTTACCGCAGCAAACTTTCTTGGTTATGGCAATAACCTTCAGCTAGTTCGCGCTGGCGATGCAGACGCTCTAAACTCTTGCTCAGATGGCACGGGCATTCTAATCAATAATCGCGACGACTACGAAGCAAACTTTGCCGCCGGTAGCAATGAATCGGGCGAGTTTGCAGCAAAATATCCAGGCCGCAGCGGTAATGGACTTAAAGTAGAAATGGTAGATGCCGATACCTTTGCTGACTGGGATTACGCTGGCTACTTTGATGCTGCGCCAGGAACATCGACTTATGCAGCAAACAATCTCTGCTCGGATGACGAAGTTCATATGGTAGTAATCGATACTATCGGACACTTCACAGGTTCACCAAACACTGTTCTAGAGACTTTTCCTTTTGCATCGAAGCAATTAGGCAATAAGCTGGCCGATGGTACAAATAACTACTACAAGGAAGTTCTTAACCTTCAGTCACAATACATTTGGTGGTTAGATCATCCAGAAGAAGGCACAAACTGGGGTGCTACAATTGCCACGCAATTTGACATGCTGACGGAACCGGTTTCGTCTACTCTATCTGGCGCCACCAACGCTATTCCAAGTAGTGCCGAACTAATCGCAGGATATGCACTATTCACAAATAAGGAAATTGTTGATATTTCCTTAGTTCTAACTGGTGATCACCCAGCGGCTGTAGTTCAATACGCAATTGATAGCGTAGCACTAGCTCGTCTAGATTGTATTGTGTTCTTTTCGCCACCTCTTGCCGCAGTATACAACAATGCTGGCAGCGAAGCGGCTGATGTAGTTGCGTATCGCCAAACTGACATCAATCGTAACACTTCATATGCAGTCATGGATTCCGGTTGGAAGCGCCAATATGACCGTTATAACGATGCATACATCAATATTCCTTTGAATGCTGATACTGCTGGTCTTTGTGCCCGCACAGACCAAACAAACGATGCTTGGTGGTCACCTGCTGGCTTCAACCGCGGTCAAATCAAGAATGTTGTTAAGTTGGTTTGGTCTCCAAATCAAACAGAACGCGACACACTTTACAAGAATGGTGTTAACCCAGTAGCTACCTTCCCAGGTGAAGGCACTCTACTTTACGGCGATAAGACACTTCTTGCTAAGCCAAGCGCATTCGACCGTATCAACGTTCGCCGTCTATTCATTGTTCTTGAAAAGGCTATCGCAACTGCGGCTAAGTATCAACTCTTTGAGTTCAACGATGTCTTTAGTCGCGCACAGTTCCGTTCGATTGTTGAGCCATTCCTACGTGACGTTCGCGGTCGTCGTGGTATCTATGACTTCCGCGTTGTTTGTGACGAAACAAACAATACCGGTGAAGTTATTGACCGCAACGAATTCGTTGCTGATATCTACATCAAGCCAGCACGTTCGATCAACTTCATCTACCTGAACTTTGTTGCGGTTCGTACCTCAGTATCGTTCACAGAAGTTGGCGCCTAATAACCCGACTAAATAGAAATAGGAGATTTATAAATGGATATTTCAAAGTTTAAGGGGTTACTAGGGGCTGGTGGTGCAAGACCAAACCAATTCCGTGTTATTCTAACATTCCCAGGCTACGTTTCTTCGGTGCCTGATACAGAATACTCGCTATTGGTTACTGGTGCAGCACTTCCTGCGTCAACAGTAAACCCAACAATCATTCAATACCGCGGCCGCGAAGTTAAGTTGGCAGGTGAGCGTATCTTTGATCCGTTCACAATCACAATCGTCAACGATACTGCCATGTCGCTTCGTCGTCCATTCGAAGAGTGGATGAATGGTATGAACGATTTAGAAGCCAACACTGGTATTCTAAATCCAATCGACTATCAGGTCGATATGTCAGTAGAGCACCTTGATCGTAATGACGATCCGCTCATGACATATACGCTTTATAATGCTTTCCCGATTAACATGTCGGAAATTGGTTTACAGTATGGTCAGAATGACGTAATTGAAGAGTTCACAGTAACCTTTAACTACTCACATTATCTGACTGCATAATTCAATCCAACTAGGATAATTTAATGCAGATATTTGGTTATAAAATTGAAAAGTCTACGGCGCCACAAACTGAGAAATCATTTGTGGCGCCAACGGACGATGGTGGCGTAGAAACTATCAGAGCCGGTGGCTACTATGGTACATACATCGATATTGATGGTACCGCAAATAATGAAATAGAATTAATTCGTAAGTATCGTGATATTTCTATGATGGCAGATATCGATACTGCCATCGATGATATCGTAAACGATTCAATTGCAAATCTTGATGACGAAGCTCCAGTAAAAATTGACCTTGATGAAGTAGATTTGTCAAAGAACATTAAAAAAATGGTGCAAGAAGAATTCCAAACACTTCTCAATATGTTGGACTTCAATCTAAGAGCGCAAGATTACTTTAGACATTGGTATATTGACGGAAGACTATTCTTTCACAAGGTTGTTGATACTGCCAATCTAAAGAGGGGTCTAACAGATATTCGTTATATCGACCCTAGAAAAATTAAGAAGATGAGAGAGATCCTTAAAGAAAAGGATACAAAAACGGGCGTAGAGTTCATTAAAGAGATTAAAGAATATTTTATCTACAATGAAAGGGGTCTAGTCCCCAATAAAACATTTACTCCGGCAGCGCAACTCACTTCCACAGCCGGTGCCACCATGCGCATCGAAAAAGATTCTATCTGCTTTGTGCCTTCTGGCTTGAAGGACATGGACAGAAACATGCCGCTTTCTTATTTGCACAAGGCTATTCGCCCGGCAAATCAGTTGCGTATGATGGAAAATGCCGCAGTCATCTATCGTATCACTAGAGCGCCAGAGCGCCGTGTATTCTATGTTGACGTTGGTAATCTTCCAAAGATTAAAGCCGAACAGTATCTCAAGGGTATCATGAACCAGTATCGTAACAAAGTTGTTTACGATTCAAATACTGGTGAAATCCGCGACGATAAAAAGTTTATGTCAATGCTTGAAGATTTCTGGTTGCCGCGCCGCGAAGGTGGTAGAGGCACACAGATTGAAACTCTACCAGGTGGTCAGGGTCTAGGCGAAATGGGAGACATCGAATACTTCCAGCGCAAACTATATCAAGCGTTGAACGTTCCTATGTCAAGACTGGAACAACAGACCGGTCTAAACTTTGGTCGTGCCGCAGAAATTAATAGAGACGAATGGAAGTTTACTAAGTTCATTTCTAAACTGCGCCGTCGTTTCACACTTCTATTTGATGATCTACTAAAGACACAACTTATTCTCAAGGGTATCATTACTGAGGCCGACTGGGAAAAGATGAAGTATGATATCAAGTATGTTTTTGCAACAGATGCTTTCTATACAGAATCCAAAGAACAGCAAATTCTACAATCTAGAGTTGAAATTCTTCAAGGTGTTGCACCGTTTATCGGCACAATGTATAGCAAAGAATACGTTCAAGAAAATATTCTTAAATTGTCAGACGATGAAATTGAAGAGATTAAGAAGCAAAATGATGCAAGTCCTCCTGAAGTTTCGCCGCCCGACTATTCACCACTAGAAGGCGAACCTCCAGCAGAGGTTCAACAGCAAAATCAAGGACAAGATGATGGACAACAGTAACATTAGTGACTTAATAAATAACATTGAAAGCGGCACTTTTGCAGATGCCGAACAAGTTTTTAATGATATTATGGACCTTAAAGCAGGCGAACAGTTAGATCAAATGCGACAAGATATGGCAGCCGGAATTTATAACGACACGCCAGAAGATAATGATGTTGAAGATTTCGATCACTACGAAATCACCGACGAGAATGACCATGGCGATTTAGAAGAAATAGAGGACACCGATGAAGACCTATAAGCAACTTCAAGAGCGCATCAACATGGCGAAAGCCAAGATGGGTGATGTCATCAAGGACTTCCAGGACTCCGATGCTCCTCAATTCAAGGGTAAGTCGGACGAAAAGCGCCGCCAGATGGCGATTGCTGCTAAGTTGTCAAACGAAGAAGTTGAACTTGACGAAGGTCGCATGAAAGAGATTGCTATGGACATTAACTCCATGGACGATAAAGATTTCAAAGCCAAACACAAGAAGTCAAAGCAAGAGATGCAGTCTGCCCTAAAGTCGGAAGAACTAAAGGGCGACCAGCATAAGATTGACGCCAACAAGAATGGTAAGGTAGACGGCCACGATTTTAAACTTCTTCGTTCTAAGAAGAAAGTTGAAGAGTCTTCTGACCTAAAGCCATTCATCGTGGTTCACGCCAAGCATGGTAAGTTTGAGACCCATGCGGGTTCTACATATGAGGCTGCTAAGAATGCAGCCGCTCATTGGAAAACGAAAAAAGGTACAGCTGGTATGGATGTGCATCGTGCGGACATCACACATTCGACACAGCATGTCGGCTAATAAGTAAAGGGAATAGCAAATGGCAACGAAAACGGTACTAAAGTTAACACAAGTTCACGGCGTGGTCAAAGTGCGCGGGACTGGGTCTGCCACTATTGCTCTTGCTACCGACCTAAAGAAGTCATCTGAAACACAGTCTTCACCCCTGGTGAATATTCGCACACTTCATTGGGCGTTATCAGTGGGTTCTACTGCCACTATTACTAGAAACAGTCAAGTGTTATATTATCTTTCCGGTTCGGGTAAGATGGAATTTATGGGATGGTCGGATAACGAAGAAAACGGTTCAGATATTGTTGTAGATTTTTCGTCAGGAACTGGCGCAGTAGTTCTAGAACTCGCTAAGGTTTCCGGTTATGGTTCACAACAACATCAAAATCAAGGAGACCTAGGCTAATGAAACTTATTACCGAAGTCAACGAACAAGTTCGTTATATCACAGAAGAAAAGAACGGTAAGAAAGCACTCTATATTGAGGGCGTTTTCCTGCAGTCCAACATTAAAAATCGTAACGGTCGTATGTATCCATCGGAAATCATGGGTAAAGAAATCAATCGTTACATGAAGGAAGCAGTAGAGAACAATAGAGCCTTTGGTGAATTGGGACATCCAGATGGTCCATCAATCAATTTAGATAGAGTATCGCATATCATTACAGAACTTCGTCAAGATGGCGATAACTGGATTGGTAAAGCGAAGCTAACAGAAACACCAATGGGCAATATCGCTCGTGGTCTAATTGAGTCTGGCGGCCAACTTGGCGTTTCGTCAAGAGGCCTCGGTACTTTGAAGGAAAACAGAGACGGTGTTCAAGTTGTGCAAGATGACTTTCATCTAGCAACAGCGGCTGATATCGTAGCTGACCCCTCAGCACCAGATGCCTTTGTTCGTGGCATCATGGAAAATAAAGAATGGGTAGTTGTGAATGGTGTTTGGACCGAACAGCATTGCGATATGTCCAAGAAGTATATTAAGAAAGCAAGTAAGAAACAACTCGAAGAAGCAAAACTGCATGTCTTTGAACGTTTCTTACATCATCTTTCTTCAAAGTAATATTTTTATAAATAGAATATAAAAATCCATTTAGGAGACGCAAATGAGTGTAGAAAACAAAATCAGAGAGTTGCTAACTAAGAAGCAACTATCCGAAGAAGTTCTAGACGAAAAGGTTGCTGGAGACACAACCAACCCTAAGCAGGGTTCGTCAGAAGATGCCACAATCGAGGGCAAAATGGGCGCATCAAAGGGCAAGGATACTTCTATCGCAGCTAAGGTAGCTGGCGATCAGACGCAACCTCGTCAAGGTGATTCCCAAGACGCTACGATTTCTAGCGAACGTGATGAAGAAACTGATAATCCTGGTGCTAAGGAAGCTGCTCCAGTTTCTAGCAATCAGGCTACACTTTCTCAGGGCGGTGCAGGTAATGCACCTAACTTCACGACCCATAGTGACCCAACTTCGGTTGTAAACATGGCATCGTCAAAAGGTAATGTTCATCAAGAAGAAACAGAGGAAGATGGCGAAATGATTGAAGAAGATTTCACTGCCGATCTTGCTACTCTCTTTGATGGTAACGAAGACCTATCAGAGGAATTCCGTGGCAAAGCATCGTCGCTTTTTGAAGCAATGGTAACTGCCCGTGTAGCTAATCAAATTCAAACCATCGAGGAAGGTCTCATCTCAGAAGCCGCAGAATTGATGGAAGAGTTCAAGGCTGACTTGACCGAGAAGGTCGATTCTTATCTTAACTATGTAATTGAAAAGTGGGTTGAAGACAACGCACTTGCTGTTGAAAATGGTCTCCGCACAGACATCGCGGAATCATTCATCAACGGCATGAAGAACCTGTTCGCAGAACATTATATTGATGTTCCCGAAGAGAAATATGATGTGCTTGGTGAAATGCAAGCCCAACTTGAAGAAGTATCTGCTAAGTTGGACGAACAAATTTCTGCAAATGTAGAACTGCACAATAACAATGTAGCCCTTATGAAGGAAGGCGTTTTCGCCGTTGTTTCTGAGGATCTTGCAAAGACCGATGCTGAAAAGTTTAAGTCGTTGGTAGCTGATGTAGAATTCGAGAACGCAGACATCTTTGAAGAAAAGCTAAACGTCATCAAGGAAAATTATTTCCCAACTTCTAAGTCAACCACTATTGTGGAAGACAAGCTAGAAGACGAAGGCGTTGAAGTCTTAGACGAATCGACAGTCAGTAAGTATGTCCAAGCACTGGATAAGATTGCTGCTCAAAAGTAATTTTTTATAAATAAAAGATATTGACACACAAGGAGAAAACTAAATGTTTCTTTCAGAACAACTACAAAAGAAGTGGGAACCTGTTCTAAATCACGGCGGTCTCGGCGAGATTAAGGACAACTACCGTCGCGCAGTTACAGCCGTCGTTCTTGAAAACCAAGAAAAGGCCCTTCGCGAAGAAAAGTCTGCACTTTTCGAAGACGCTCCAGCAAATAACATTGCTGGTACAGGTGCATCAAACATCGACCGTTATGACCCAATTCTCATCTCGCTCGTTCGTCGCGCTCTTCCAAACCTAATGGCTTATGACGTTGCTGGCGTTCAGCCAATGACTGGCCCAACTGGCTTGATCTTCGCGATGAAGTCAAACTACAGCACACAAGCTGGCACAGAAGCTCTCTTCAACGAAGCTGATACAGACTTCTCTGGTACTGGTACCCATGATGGTTCCAACCCAGTTGATGGTACCTACACAACAGGTACTGGTATTGCAACAGTTGATGCCGAGCAACTTGGCACCGAAAACGGCGATGCGTTTGGCGAAATGGCATTCAGCATCGAAAAGACAACTGTTACTGCTAAGACACGCGCTCTAAAGGCAGAATACACCGTTGAACTGGCACAGGATCTTAAGGCTATTCACGGTCTTGATGCTGAATCAGAACTTTCGAATATTCTTTCGCAAGAAATTCTAAACGAAATCAACCGCGAAGTCGTTCGCACAATCTACAAGGTTGCTAAGACAGGCGCTGCTTCAACTGCAACAGCTGGTACTTTCGACCTTGACGTTGACTCGAACGGTCGTTGGAGCGTAGAACGTTTCAAGGGTCTTCTGTTCAACATCGAACGTGACGCTAACGTAATCGCACAAGATACTCGTCGTGGTAAGGGTAACTTCATCATCTGTTCGTCAGATGTTGCGGCCGCTCTAGCTATGGCTGGTGTTCTTGACACTGGTCGCGCCCTACAAGGTTCGCCAACTCTTGAGTCGGACGACACTGGCAACACCTTCGTTGGTACAATCGGTGGTAAGAAGGTTTACATCGACCCTTACTCAGCTAACACAGGCGCTGCTAGCCAGTTCTACGTTGTTGGCTATAAAGGCGCTACAGCATATGATGCTGGTCTCTTCTATTGCCCATACGTTCCACTACAAATGGTTCGTGCTATCGACCCTAACAGCTTCCAGCCAAAGATTGGCTTCAAGACACGTTACGGTATGATCGCTAACCCATACGTAACACAGTCGAACGGCACAACTGACGGTGATACATTCACTGCCAACCGCAACCAATACTATCGTCGCGTTAAGGTTACTAACCTTATGTAATCGATACCTTCCCATTAGAGGAAGGGTTGCAAGAAACTGGGGGGAGCAGAAATGCTCTCCCCTTTTTCGTTATAAATAATAGACGGAGAAAGATATGTCAAGACGAACTTTAGATAAACCTGAGACTTTAAATTATCTGAAACCAAATGGTTTTCAGTTTAATATCGACACGCTTCCTAATGTATCGTTCTTTTGTCAGTCGGCAAACATACCTGCGTTGTCAATCGGTAACGCATATATTGCCAACCCGTTAGTAGACTTCACTGTTCCTGGTACCAATCTTACGTATGATGAATTGACCATAAAGTTTATCGTTCAAGAAAACTTCCAAAACTATATTGAGTTGCACGATTGGTTAATTGGTCTAGGCTTTCCAGAAGAGCGAAATCAGTATAAAGAATTTAAACAAGCCAGAGGCGGTACTGAAAAAGGATTTAGTAGCTCAGGGGATTATTCAGATGGAACATTGGTCGTTCTAGATTCCGATCTAAATAAAACAATGGAAATTAAATTCATTGATTGTTATCCTACAACTTTGCAGGGATTAGAATTTGATATCAGTGATGGTAATGCGCAATATCTAACCGCACAAGTTACGTTTAGATATACGATGTATAAGTTTGTTCAATAACTATTGAGGTTTTATTATGAAATTATCAGAAGTCCAAGAAATGTGGACAGGCGATTCTAAAATAGATGAGTTAAATCTAGGTAGAGAATCCACAAAAACACCAGAACTACACGCAAAGTATTTGAATATTCTTTCGAATACTAAACTGCAACTGCGAAAAGCAGAAGCGGATTACTATCGTCTACGGCGCGATAAAGGTAAATACTTTCGCGGCGAAATGACTCTAGATGAGCTACAAGATAAAGGCTGGGACCAATATCAAGGCCTAAAGCCATTGAAGCATGATATGGAAGATCGCATCAACTGCGATGAAGATATCATTCGTGCCATGGATAAAGTGGAATATGTAAAAGCCTTACTCTACCAGTTAGAGCAAATTATACGCTCACTAAATAGTAGAACATGGGATATTAAGAATGCCATTGAGTGGACTAAATTTACAAACGGACTAATGTGAGTGATCTAACTGTTTCCAAGAAAAATGAAGTGCATCTAAAGGTCGATTGTGACCCAGGTATTGCACAAGAAATAAACGATTACTTCACTTTTGAAGTCCCGGGTGCACGTTTCATGCCAACGTATCGCGCCAAACTTTGGGATGGTAAAGCCAGACTGTTCAACATTTGGACAAAAGAACTTTACGTTGGCCTATTACCATATCTCAGAGAGTTTGCAGAGAGACTGGACTACACCGTAGATGTTGACATGGAACGCATCGGTGACCCAGTTACCATAGAAGATGTGCAGAAGTTCGCGGAATCTTTGAACTTACACAGTCAAGATAAACCGATTGAGACTAGAGACTATCAGTTAGAAGCAGTCAAATATGCCATTCGTATCGGTCGCACGTTGCTGCTATCACCTACCGCATCGGGTAAGTCTCTCATCATCTATCTGCTAATGCGTTACCATCAACAGTTTGGGCGGAAACAACTTATCATTGTTCCCACCACATCACTCGTTGAACAAATGTATAAGGACTTCCAAGACTACGCATCACACACTGACTGGTACGTATCTCAGAACTGCGCCAAGATTTACGCAGGACATGAAAAATCAAACGAAGCCTCTATTGTAATTTCCACATGGCAGTCCATCTATAAGCTACCGAAAAAATTCTTTGATGAATTTGATGTAATCTATGGCGATGAAGCACACTTGTTCAAAGCAAAGTCTCTAACATCTATCTTTGATAAATGCATCAACACAAAGTATCGCATCGGTACCACCGGAACATTAGATGGAATGAAGACCCATAAACTCATTCTTGAAGGTCTATTCGGTAAAGTTAAAAAAGTTATCTCGACTAAAGAACTGATGGACCAAGGCTCAGTGGCTGACCTTGATATTCACTGCATTCTTCTGGACTACACCGACGAAGAAAAGAAGGCGCTAAAGACCTATACATATCAAGAAGAAATGGACTGGCTGGTTACTCATCCCAAGCGCAACAATGTTATTAAGAACCTAGCTACAACTCAAACAGGCAACACGCTAGTCTTGTTTCAGTTTGTCGAAAAGCACGGCCAAGTTTTGTATGATTTAATCAATGATAAGGTTGGAGATACTCGCCAAGTTTTCTTTGTCCATGGGGGCACAGATACGCAACAGCGAGAAGCCATTAGAGATATCACGGAAAAAGAAAAAGACGCTATCATCATAGCGTCCTACGGCACGTTTTCAACGGGTATAAATATAAGAAATCTTCACAATGTTATCTTTGCATCACCTTCCAAATCACGCATCCGAAATTTACAGTCGATTGGTAGAGGACTTCGAAAGGGTACCGACAAAGCAATGTGTAGACTATTTGACATCGGGGATGACTTAACATGGAAGAGCCGAAAGAACTATACCCTTTCCCATATGGTGGAAAGAATTAAGATATATAATGAAGAAGGTTTCAACTACAAACTTGTGAGAATACAGCTATGACCGACGTGACTGTTCTACGATTAAAAAATGGCGAAACACTAATTGCTGGTGTCCGCCAAGAAGAAAATAATATGTGTTGGATTGATGACCCAATTCAAGTTGTACCTATTCAGATTACTCACGAAGGAGTAAACGGAGAGACGTTTCTCTTGAAGCCTTGGATTGGAATTTCACCAGATAAAAGTTTTCTTTTGAACGCCGGGGAGATACTCACCTCTGGGTCACTAAAAGAAAATCTGCTACAGCAATACCTCATGTATATTGGCAACGATGCGGCCGAGCCAGTCAACGACATTGAAGACTTTGATGAGATGGAAATGCTTCAAGCAAGAATACTAAGAAGCAAAGGATTACTTAATTGAAGTTATTCTTGAAGAGCTACACTCTTCTTATACACCAAGAATCACTCCTTGTAAATACTTTTTTCAATAAAAACATTGCTATATGTAAAAAAATATAGTATAACAAATTATATCATGACGGAGGCCAAATGGTCAAGAATAGAAAAAATAATGTCCACTACGTAGATAACGCTCTGTTTCTAGAAAAGATTACAGAGTATAGAGAACAGGTGCTGGCGGCCAAAGCTCAACCTGACTATGACCGTAGTAAGAAACCTCGCGTGCCTAATTATCTAGGTGAATGCTTCCTTAAGATAGCAAACCACTTGGCATATAAATCTAACTTCATCAATTATACCTATCGTGAGGAAATGATTCTTGATGGCATTGAAAACTGCATTACTTACATCGATAACTTCGATCCTGCTAAGTCTAAGAATCCCTTTGCTTACTTCACACAGATTACGTATTATGCCTTCCTACGCCGTATTGCCAAAGAGAAGAAGCAACAGGCCGCGAAGTATAGATACATCCGCAATCTAGATGTTCATGACTTAATCACGCAAGACCACGATGGCGGTGATTATGGTAATGAGTTTATCGACTATCTTAAAAAGACGATTGACCTGGTAGAAGACTTTGATAAGCCTGCCGAGGTCAGTAATATTCCTAAGCGCCGACCAAAATATCTGGACAAACAAAAAACTGTTGACTCGGGACTAGATTTAGAGTAATATGTAAACATATCTCTAATTGAAAGGCTTATTATGACTGATATAAACAATCTCAAAATCTCGACACCTGGTGCAAAGACGTTTCTTTCCGAAAACTGGTTCCCTCTCTCCATGTTCGGTGTTGTTGCTCTTGGTCTGGTTTCTGTTCTTTCTAATGTCGCAGAACACCGCGAAGAAGTGCAGACAATTTCGGTACAGAACGCTGGCTGCATCTATCTTGAATCTTCCAAGTTAGGTGAAGGTCAACACTATATGATTTGTAATGGTCAGATCACACTAAAGCGAGTCGCTGATGGTGAACAGACTGACCCCGAACAGGCTCTAGAAGAAGCCATTCCCACAGAAGCGGCCGCTGCAACTAATACAACTGCGCCGCCTACTAAGTAAGGTGAAATATGAGTAAGGAACTTATTGTTCCTGCAATCGTCCAGCAAATGGTCGATAGTATGCAGGACAAGGCAACGCCGTCTAATATCAGACATAACTACATGGTCACGATTGAAAATATTCGAGACTATTGCGATAAGGCATTGGCACAATATGCAAAAGATAATGGATTAAAGCGTAAATGAAAGTAACTGATCCTAATACCGTTCATGTGATGATTGACTTGGAAACTCTTTCGACAAGAGCCAATGCGACCATTCTTTCTATTGGTGCTACCAAGTTTACTATCGGTGAAGGTATTATCGATAAGTTCTACTGTAACATTGATGCCAAATCTTGTAAGACCGCTGGGCTGCATGTTGATAAGTCTACCATTGAATGGTGGATGCAGCAAAGCGCCGCAGCAAGAGACGCGCTTCTTATCGACCAACTACCTCTTACGGATGCGCTGCAAAGTTTTACCGCCTGGATTGGTAAAGATAAGGTAATGCCATGGGGTAATGGCGCTTCGTTTGATATCAGTATCATGGAGTCCGCCTATCAAGCCGTTAGTCTTCCTTATCCTTGGCGCTATAGTAACATCATGTGCTATCGCACCGTCATGAATCTTATGGGTCTAAGCAACGCTAAGATTCGTGCAGCCGAAAATGACACGCATCACCATGCTCTTGATGATGCTATCAGTCAGACCAATACTCTACTTGGAATTTTGAAGTCATGAAGATTGCGTTGATAACTGATACTCACTTTGGTGCTAGATCAGATTCCATTCCGTTCGATAACTTCTTTGCGAAGTTCTACACAGAAACGTTCTTCCCTCATCTGGAGCGAGAAGGTATCAAGACTATTATTCACTTGGGTGATGTTTTTGATAGGCGAAAGTTTATAAATTATAATACCCTAAAGCGGTGTCGAGAATATTTCTTTGATAAGACCAGAGATTTGGGCATTGATGTTCATATGATTGCTGGTAATCACGATACCTTCTTCAAAAATACCAATGATGTAAACTCTCTGGACCTTCTGCTCCGTGAATACGAGAACATCATTACATATTCAGAAGCAGAAGAAATCAGATTAGATGGAAAGAATCTACTGCTTGTTCCATGGATTTGTTCTGGTAATTATTCAGAAACTATGGAGGTAGTAAAGAAAAGCAATGCACAAGCAGTATTTGGACACTTTGAGTTTTCAGGTTTCGAAATGTATCGTGGGCATAAAAATGACCACGGAATGGACACTGTTGATTTTGATAGATTTCCTCTCGTTTGCAGTGGGCATTTTCATCATCGCAGCCGCGCTGGTAATATTCTGTATCTTGGTAATACCTATGAGTTTACTTGGTCTGATTATAATGATACGAGAGGGTATCACATTTATGATACGGAAACGAATGAGGTAGAATTCTTTGAGAACCCATATCAAATCTTTCATAAAATCTATTATGATGACACTACTGGTGACCCTAGTTTGCTTGATCTTAGCGCACTTGTGGGGAGTTGCGTTCGGTTAGTTGTCGTAAAGAAAACCGACTTCTATAAGTTTGACCGCTTTGTAGATAAGTTGTATGACCTTAATCTCATCGAACTAAAAATCGTTGAAGACTTTTCCGAGTTTGAAACAGAAGCCATGGAAGATGAAGAAATGAATATTGAAGATACTATGACTGTTCTTTCTGACTTCGTTGACACTATTCACACTGATCTAGAAAAGAACCGTATTAAGTCTATTCTCCAGACACTTTATGTTGAGGCACAGAACGTTACTGTATGATTATTTTCAACACAATTCGATGGAAGAACTTTCTTTCAACTGGTAACCAGTTCACCGAAATCAAGCTGGACCGCTCACCCAATACTTTGATTGTCGGGGAGAATGGTGGTGGCAAGTCAACGATGCTTGACGCATTGTGCTTTAGTCTTTTTGGTAAGCCGTTTCGTAACATCAACAAGCCACAGTTGGTAAACTCCATCAACAAGAAGCAACTTCTGGTTGAGGTAGAATTCCAGTCGGGTCGCAAGTCGTATAAGATTGTGCGCGGCATCAAGCCCAATCTTTTTGAAATCTATGTTGACGGTGACCTGATTAACCAAGACGCAGCCGCTCGTGACTATCAGAAGTATCTCGAAGAATCTATTCTCAAGTTGAACTACAAGTCCTTCACACAGATTGTCATTCTGGGTTCGGCTTCGTTCACGCCGTTTATGCAGTTGCCATCTGGTACACGCCGTGAGATTATCGAAGACCTACTTGACATTCAAATCTTTACCACTATGAACGTGGTGCTTAGGGATAAGATGAATGAGTTGAAGGATCGATTGCAAGACGCCGACGGTAAGTTGGAAGTTCTAAAGCAGAAGGCTTCTATCCAGAAAGAGTATGTCGATACTCTGGAAGCAAATAAAGAAAAGCGGGTTGATGAAATTATCTCTCGAATTGAGGAAGGTGAATTATCCATCGCAAGTTTTCAGAGTCTTGTTACCTCGCTCGAAGGTAAAAAGATTACGCAAGAAGGAGCCCGCACTACTCTGGGTGACCTCGCAGCCAAACAAAAGAAACTCGATCAATTCAAGACCAAGTTTTCCACTCAGCTCCGTGACCTGCAGAAGGAGGTGGCATTCTACAATGAAACAGACGAATGTCCGACGTGCCAGCAGGGCATTGCCCACGACCATAAAGAAACCATCGTATCATCCCGACAGGAGAAAATCGAAGAACTTTCATCTGGTATGGCGAAACTCCAGGAAGAGTTTACAAAACTCGAGGAACTTATCGCTCAGGATAATGAACTGGTCGAAAAGATACAAGAATTGAACAAGGAAATTCTTGCCAATAACAATGAGATTATTATTGTGCAGCGTCTTGTTCAAGCACTCAATCTGGAATTAAATGACATTCAAACTAAGACTGCCGACATCGATGTTGAAAAGACTAAGTTAAAATCTTATGCTAAAGAAGTTCTGGGGCAGAACGAAGAAAAGGCCAAGTTGAATGAAGAAAAGCATTATCTGGATGCTGTCTCCACTCTCCTCAAGGACACTGGTATTAAGACTAAGATTATTCGGCAGTATCTTCCAGTTATCAATAAACTGGTGAATAAATATCTACAAGCAATGGACTTCTTCGTGCAGTTTAATCTGGATGAAAAGTTCGATGAAACTATTAAGTCTCGCCATCGTGATGATTTTAGTTACGCATCATTCTCGGAAGGAGAAAAGCAACGCATCGACCTTGCTCTTCTGTTTACATGGCGGACAATCGCTAAGATGAAGAACAGTGTGGCTACCAATCTTCTAATCTTGGACGAGGTATTCGATAGTTCGCTTGATAATAATGGTACCGATTATGTTATGTCTCTGCTAGATACAATTGGCGAAGATACAAATCTATTCGTTATCAGTCATAAGGGCGACCAACTCTTTGATAAGTTCCGCAGTCTTATTAAGTTTGAAAAGAAAAATAACTATAGTGAAATGGTGGTATAATGGATTTAATTAAGTTTACTGACCCTCAACTTCGGGTAGAGCCAACCGCTTTTGAATTTGGCAAAGAAGATGCTAAAGATTTGGTAGATAGACTATGGACAAAGTGCCGACAACTAAAGGGTCTGGGTCTTTCTGCTAATCAGGTGGGAATAGATGCTAAAGTTTTTGTCATGGGTAGCGATGATGAGAATAGAAAGAATGTTTTTAATCCTAAGATTGTTTCCTCGTCGGTAGAAACAAATCTAGCTAAAGAAGGCTGCCTAAGTTATCCTGGTCTGTGGCTTTCCATCAAGCGCCCAGAATCAATCACTGTCTCATATCAGAATGTTGAGGGTGAATATATAGTAGAAGAACTTACGGGATTGCCCGCAAGAATCTTTCAACATGAATATGATCATATGCTTGGATTGAATTTCTCTGACCATGCTTCTGAAATGAAAATGAAGATGGCAATGAAGTCACTAGAAAAACGAGCAAAAAGGTATATTAGAAAATATGTCCAACACAACCTATGATTTCGGATTTACATTCGAAGACCCAACCGAAACTGTAATTCATGTCCAAGAGCCGTATAGTTCTCAGACGATAGATACTGACGACCTAAAAGATGAGATTATGGCCAAGCTCTATGACCTTGAAGCCAGACTTCTCACGGTAGACCAGTCAACTCTCATCGCAGAACACAAGAGACTTGTGGAAATGGAAGTTGCAGAAAAATTGAAGCAGGTAGAAGATTTAATTTTACCTTTATTATATAACCTGATGAAAAATCCTGAAAAGGAATACATCCACTGGCCGAATAGGACACC